GCGGTGCTGGCGCTCGGGCTGTTCCCGAGCGCGCTGGTGGACGTGATCGCGCGGGTGCTGCCGGGCTGACGTGCAGGGAAACGGAGCGGTCCGCCACCGACCGGCGCACGCCCGGAAACGGGTACGCTCCCGGGTTGCATTGGCCGCGAGTTCTAGTACACTGCACGGCTCCGGTGCGGGGTGGAGCAGTCTGGCAGCTCGTCGGGCTCATAACCCGAAGGTCGTAGGTTCAAATCCTACCCCCGCTACCACATGTCCCGCAGCCCTGCAGGAGCGCGACGGTTCGGAGCGCGTACACCGCGTCCAACCCTCCGCCCTTGCGGGGCTGCAACGTGATGGGGCCTAGCAAGCGCCGCAAGAGCGCCCTGGCCTTGTCGCCCTCGCGTTTGTTCCCCGCTAGCCCCGCTTTGATCTGGTCGCGGTACAACTTCGCCGCGTTCGGCAGGAGCTTCAGCACCTGCGCCGACGCCTTCGCCGCCGGTTGGGCGTCGAGGATCGCCTGTCGCTTGCCCTGCGCCTTATCGATAGCCGCCTGCAACTCGTCCGCGGTCAGGTCGGGGTCACCCTTCGTAAGTCTCGTACGGAGGCGGGCGATGCGCTCGTCTAACTCTTTCAGCTCCGCCGGGGCCTGATCGGCGCGCTTCGTCGCCGCTCGTGCCCGCTCCCCGTACTCCCGCTGCAACTCCTTCGCCATGCGGTCGATTCGGGGCGGGGAGAGCAGGTCGTCGTAGACCGGCATCAGGATCTCGGACTCGGCCACGTCGCGTCGCACACGCTGGTCGTTCGTGCATGCCCTGCCATCCGACCACCCGCCGCACGCGTAGTGGCGCGCGTCGCTCATCTGGTACGTCCGCCCACACTTGCCGCAGACCATCAGGCCCGACAGCAGGAACTTCGACTTGCCGCCCGCCTTCAACTTCAGCGACGGGTTCGACCGGTCGTGAGTGCGCGCCTGCGCGGCCTTGAACGTCGCATCACTGACGATGCGCAGCGATTCATCGCGGTGCTCGTACTTCCGCCACTCAGACTCGGGGCGTTTACGCCGCTGCTTCTTCCCGGTGTCGGGGTCCTGCACCCACTCGCTCGTGTTCCAGCGCACGGTCCCGGTGTAGATGGCGTTCTGCAGGATGACGCGCACCGCGGAGCCCGCCCACCCGTTGCAGCGTCGAACTTCCCGCTTCCACGTCGAACCGGGGGAGGGCACGCGTTCCGTGTTCAGCTCCTCCGCAATGGCGCGACAGCTCGCGCCATCAACGTAGCGCGCGAAGATGCGCTTGACTACGCGCGCCTGTTCTTTGTTGATCGACCGCTCGCCGTTGCCGCAGTCGTACCCGTATGCACGACCCCCTGTAGACCGTCCTGAGCTCGCTCGTGACGCCAGCGCCGCATGGGTCTTCTGCTTGATCATCTCGCGGAACTGCTCACCAATGATGCCGGTCATGCCAACCAACAACCGCGACCCTTCGCGCTCTGTGTCGATGCCGTCATGCACACCGACTACGCGCACGCCGCGATGCTTGAGGCGTTTCACAGTCTGCGCGAGGTCGCCCTGATCGCGGGACAGGCGCGACATGTCCATGACGAACAGCGCCGCGAATTCCCCGCGCTGCGCTGCCTCGCACATCCGCAGCACGCCGGGGCGGTTTGCCAGAGCGCCGCCGCTGATCGCGGCATCCTCGAATGTCGCCACAATCGTGTAACCCAGCTGTTTGGCTCGCTCGGCGCAGACCCGCTTCTGATCTGCGAGGCTGGACTCGTTCTGCAGTTCCGTGCTGAACCGCGCGTAGATCGCCGCACGCGCGCCAGTCATGTCCGTACTCCTTTCTTGCCGTACTTCGCGACGAGGTCGTCCAGCGCCTCGCGGAGGTACACCGACTGCGGGACGCGCGTTCGCGCGCTCAGCACCTTCAGCGCCTGCACCGTGCGCTGATCGGTGCGCACCAGCAGGTATCCCTTGTCCTCTCGTTTTTTCGTCGTCATCGCTCGTCCTCCATGTCGCACCTGCGACAGGGACATTGTGGTAGCCGTGCTAGCACAGGTCTGCCTACGAAAGCGCCCCGCGAAATCAATCCGTTGCAGTCGCTGCCGGGGCCGTGACGCCGCCACCCACCGGGAAACCCGGCTTCGTGCTACACACGTCACGACCCCGCCGCTTGCCGACGCCCGCCGGAGAAGGAACGTCGTCGGCTTGCCCCGCAGGGGCCGATTCGGTGTGTGCACTGGCGACACTCACCGACCTGCGGGACACCTCCGATGCTCAACCTGCGAGCACGCAGTCCTTGTGCGACACAGGACGCGCGAGCCGCGTCACTTCGGCCTTGGCGGGAGTCAGCGCCCGAAGCGCCGCAGTGCCCTCGGACTGCCGGTCACTCATGCCGTGTACCTCCGACGCTTGCCGGGGTCGTTACCGTAGAACCAGTCGCGCGCCAGCGCCGGGTCCTGCCTCAGAGCTGCGACGACGCGCTGCTGCAGGAGCAACGACGGTTCCTCGTCCTGCGACGCCGTGCCGTTGCGACGTGCGAAGTCGTACTTGCGCGTGTCCAACGGGCCGTGCTCCTCGTGCACTCGGAACAGGATCGTCTCGTCCGGGGTTTCCGCGTGCCGCGCGCTCCCTCGTGCCGCTATCGACGCCGGTCGTCCACCGAACGTCGCCTTCGCACTCTTCTCGGCGGCGCGGGTGGCCCGAACGAAAGCGATCGCTTCCGTGACGGTTCCGGCCTCGCCGTACTGCTTCGCGAACTGCTCGCGCACACGCGGCAAGCAGTGACCTGCTCGCACCTCGCCCTCGATGTAGTCGATGCCTTCGTTCACGCTTGTCGATGCCTCCAATGGTCTAGTGAAGATGAAACGCTCCTTCGATCCGCTCGCGTCGCGGCGCATTGCGAGCGGCTCCAGATTGCCGACCGCAGGCCTCGTGGCCCCCAGTACCGCGACCGCGTCCAACAGCCACTTGAACGTGCGCCCGGTTGCGTCACGCCCGTTCCTCAATAGCTCGACGCTGACGAACCGGAATCGGCCTGTACGGATCTGGTTCGCGAGTTCGTCGGCGACGTCGCTGAACGACGCATACAGGCGCGTCCGTTCCCGCCACAGCTTCGTCACCCAGCCGAGCGCCGGCTGCGTGTCGTCAACGCGCGCGTCTTTCCCTGTGTGGCCGACCTTGATTGGGACACGGCCCGCACTGTTGCTTGCCTCGAACGCCTCAACCATCGCATCGAGGTCGTGGACGTCGAACGTCAGCCCGTTCCAAACCCCCGCGGCGAACACGTTTGCTTTGGCGATGGTCCCCATTACGCCCGTGCCTCCCGCAGCTTGCGCACGTACCGCATGACGCCGTCGGCGTTCAGCACTCCGTAGTCGTGCAGGATTTCGCCGTAGTCGGGCGGGCGCACGTCGAGAACCGCGCAACGGGCCTTCTCTACCGCGATCAGCGCGTGCATTCCGGTCAGGAAGTCGCGCACGTCGGAGCTGCCTCGGTACAACTGGCTGAGGTGGGATGCGAGGCGCTCGGCGCGCTCGCGGTGCTCGCTCGCACGCGCTGCCATCGCGTCAGTCCGCGCGAGGTCGTCGGCGCTGAGTACGTCGTTCATGGCATGTCGTCTCCGCACACGTCCGCGTCTGCCTCGGCCGTCGGGCGCAAACGGCACAGCTTGAAGAGCCGCGGTTGGGTCCGCTGCGCATGCGCAAACGCGTCTTCGAAGGAACGGCTGTACTTGAACCGGAGGTCATCGACGGAGGCGATGAACGCGTCGGTTGCCGCGTCGCGCACGGTGAAGTGCACACGATGGAGTAGATTCAGGCCGTCGATGTCGGCGAGCGCCTTCTCGGAGAAATCGAACGTTTCGGCGTCCTTACGAGATAGGGTCACTCGTTCCATGTTGGGTATCGCTCCTAGTTGTGCCACGGTGTAGGCATCCAGCCAGCGCGGCCCGTGGCGGTATCCGCGTAGCCGTCGAGCACGTCGCTCGGTATCGTCACCGCGCGCAACGTCGATGCGTCGGCGCGGGAGGCGCTGACGGCGGCGAGCGCGACGGCATTGGCGAGGTCGTCGTGACCACCAGGGCGATGGTCAACGGAGTCCTTGCCGCTGCGCGCCGTGCGACGCTCGAGGCCAAGCAGTTCGATGCGCAGCACGGGGTCGGGAGGCAGTTCGACGCGTCCGGTGGTGAGCAGAGGCAGCAGGCGCAGGTACACGTCGGAGCGCACGTGGTCGGAGGCGATCAGGGTCACGCCCGCGTCGCCGTACAGGACCCGCGACAGCTCCGCGCCGTAATTGTCCGCGACGGCGTGGGTCAGCCCGTACTCGGCGAGGAATGCCGCGGCTTGAGCCGCGACCGCTTTCGGGTCGTGCGGGGCGGGCCATCGGCGGCACGCGTCCACGATCACGCGCTCGGCGTCGGCATGCGCGACGGCGCACGCCGTGGCGTCACCACGTCCGCCGGAGACATCGAGCCCTGCGACATAGCGGATGGCTGTGCCGTTGGGGGCGGTCAGACGGCGAGGCAGGTCGCGCGGGGTGCGCCGCGTGGCCTCATCGATCAGCGCGGCGTCGAGGAACGAGGCCACGTCGGAACGGAACACCGACAGGTACTCGGCGGCGTTCGCCACCGGATCGCGGGCCAGTTCCGCGTCAACGAACTCTTCCGTGATCGTCGGGTTCATCTGCCGGGTTGTCGCGAGCGCGAACAGCACGTGCGGGTCATCTGTGCCGTAGAAGCGGCGGTGTAGCTCGGCTAGAGGTCCGCTGGCCGAGTAGACACTGCTGATGATGAGCAGCATGGCGTTCGGCTGCGTCGCCATTCCGGGGCGCACGGCGCGCAGGACCTCGGTCGCGTCCTCGTTCGACCAGAACGCGAACTCGTCGCATACGACGGCGAGCAGCGTCGAGCCACGGACCGAGGCGTTGTCGGCGGTGCCGATCCGGATCTCGATGCCGCTGCGGAGCGTGATGCACGACGCCGTGACGTTCACTACCTCGCGTGCGAGGGCCGGGTGTGCGTCGAGCGCGCCCTTGATGTACCGGAACGCCACGCTGGCCTGCTCGCGGGTCGAGGCGAGCACGAGCACGACGCCGGTTTCGCCGGGGGCGAGTGCCCACTCGCACAGCAGCGCGAGGTACACGACGACACGCGCGGTGACGAAGTTCTTGCCGCCGCGCCGACCGATGCCGCAGATCAACTCACGGACGCGCTGGGTCGGTGGCGCGCGTCCGCCGGTCAGCTCCGCGAACGTGCGGGCGGCGTCGGCGTCGAGCGGGCAACCGAACGCGCCGCCGATCAGGGCGCGCCACGCGGCGAACGACGGGTCCCGCAGGCCCAGCACGGTTTCGAAGGCGCGCAGGATCGGCACCGGCTTCATTCGCCGCCCTCGCTGTCTAGCAACTCGCGCAGGGACGGCACGCGTTTGGCGACGCGCTTCATGCCGAGCGTGCGCAGCGCCTTCGATAAGACGGTGGAGTAGGTGGAGAACTCGTCGGCGTCGAGGCCCTTACCGGTGGCGTACTCGGTCGTCAGCTCACGCAGTCGGGCATGCGCCCACACGGCGTTCTCGATGAGCATGCGCTCCTGCGGTGTGACCGTTTCGACGCCGCCGAGCGCGTTGCACAGCTCCGCGAACGTGTCCTTCGCAAAGCGCGCTGCGGCATACCGCCCGTCCACGTCCGACAGGAAGCCGGGTAGGGCGCCCGTCGAGGACGTAACGGAGCGGGCCGCGGGAATCGACGTCGGCTTGCGACGCTGACGGCGACGGGTCGTGGTCATGTCGCGCGCCCGTCCACGGTGGACATATCGGGGACGCGATTTGTCCGGCGTGCGGGAACCCTCGACGCTTCAACCGGTTGGCTGCAATCCCCGGCTTTGACGGCGTTGTGTCGCGCGGTGGACCGGGTCCGCAGGAGCGTGGGTTCGCCGCGCGACGGGGTGCATCCGTGAACGATGTGAACGATGTGCACAAGCGTCCAAGAATCTCTGTATGTCTTCCTTACGCGCGATTTCATCGAAACTCGTTCACATCGTTCACATCGTTCACGCACGGCGCCTTCGCTCACGGCTCGCATACTGATAGCCCTCGCTGTTCACCCCGGTCGCGCAGCCGTACACCGCGGTACATGAACCCGAGACGCGTGCGGTCTTTGGTGATGCCGCGCTCCGCGAGCTTCCGACCGAACTTCTGGAGCGTCCACGTGCGGTCAATCCCTGACGCGTCAGCCCATTCGAGGTACGCGGCGAACAGTGCTTTCGCCGACACCTGCGCTCGGGGCTCCACGACACATCGTTCCGTGAGGAACTCGCCGAAGTGATCCATCTCCGACTTGTATTCCGCGGTCGCTTGCACGACGACCTTCGGCATTGGGAGCCCGTCGCGCTGCCACGCGCGGCATCCCTCGACGGCCCACGCGAGGATTCCGGGCAGCTCGTCGCGCAGCTTTGACTCAAGCGCGCGATCCTGCTGCGCGGTCGGTATGGTCACGGTGAACGGCACGAGGCGTATGCGTCGCCAGATGGCGAAGTCATCGCCGCGGATGATTGGCTTGTGATTCGCCGCGATCCACAATTTGAACGCGGGGCGAAACTCGAAGAACTCGCCGTACAGGAACCGCGCCTTCAGCGAGTCGCCGCCCGTCACCTGTTTGACCATCACCTCGGCGAACCGCTGTCCGTCCTCCGTCTCGCTCGACACGACAAGTCGCGTGCCGCGTAGTGCGGCGAGATCGTTACTGGCAGCGCCGCCACGCTCGCGAACCATCCATGTGTCGGCTGACGTGACGGTGCCGTAGTCGCCGAGCACGGCGCGCAGCGTATTCAGGAACACGCTCTTTCCGTTCGCGCCAAGGCCATACAGTAGGAACACGCACTGCTCGCGCGTGTCGCCGGTCAATGTGTAGCCGACCGATCGCTGCAGCCACTCGGCCAGTTCAACGTCGCCAGCGGTAATCGTCGCGATGAACTCGGACCAGCGCGACGCCTTCGCATGCGGGTCATACACGATCCCGGTGCACCGGGTTATCAGGTCGCCGCGGGACGCCTCGCGCAGAGCTCCGGTGCGGAGATCGACAACGCCGTTGGCGACTCCGAGCAGCATCGGGTCGGCGTCGAGGCATGCCGAGTCGACCGCCAGGTCGGACCGGGCGAGCGTGTACATAGCGGCGATGCGCGATGCGCTTTGGGATGCGAGTGCCCACTGGCTGAGCTTGCGGCGGCGGTCGTCCTGTTCCTCTTTGTGCGCCTCGGTCAGGATGTCGCGTACCGCCTGCCGTGCCATCGCCTCGACGTGCGCCCCGTCGTCCTCGACCCAGTGCGGGCCGACGTACCGAAGGTACTTGCGCCGCGAGTAAACGTAGCGGAGGTCGTCGCCGTAGCGCGCAGCAAAGCGCCGCGCGTTGCCGTCGTCGGTATTGGCGTAGCCCGGCTCGTACTTCCACGCGCGCTTGAGGATGTCGTCTACGTCGCGCTCAGGCAGGGGCGGGCAGAACTGGGCGTTGCGTCCGTGGACCAGCGCACGAGCGTCCTCGTCCGCGACGTTCTGTGCGCGCAGTGAACACGCGTACTGCCAGAGCGTGTTGTTCCGCGAACCTTCAGCAACCGTCGCGGCTGTCTGCGCTGCATGCCGGTGCAGGTGAGTGCGTGCGACAGCGGCTGCGCGCGCGAGTTCGTCAAGCGTCGAGCCTGCGAAGCGTTCCCCGGTAACGGTGAAGAACCGCTTGCCAGAGTAGATCTCCAGTTCCGCTGTCGCTTCGCTACCGATGTCGCCGGTCCCGAAGACTTTCAGCCCGTCGCCGCTGGGCGAGACTTCCACGTACGCGTCGCCCGCTGCGTTTAGCACGGGGCGCGCTGCGGGCGCGACGGTCATGCGGTCGGCCGTCAGGCATCGGTCCAGATCGATGCCGCACAGCTGCACGTCGACTTCGGGGACCCGCCCTAGCGCGACGCCGACCCCGGTGTATCGAGCCGCGTCGAACGCGTTGGCGACGGCATCGAATGTCACAAGGCGCTTGCGGTCGGCGGGTGAGTCGAGCGTGCCCGAGCGGCGCTTGCCGTCGGCGTAGAACGGCTCCTTCTTGGGCTTCGTTCCGGTCCCGTCGGCCGTGCCTTCGCGCCATAGCAGCCACACGGGCAGCTCGCGCAGGGCTTGTGGCGCGTGAGCCGCGACTCGGGCGATGTCCACGAGCGCATAGCGGCGGCTCACGGGGTCGGCTCCTGCCACCCGCGCGCATCGCACTCCGACCACAGCTCGTCGTGCTCTGCCTGCCGCTCGCACGACCACGCGTGGCTGAACGCACGCGAAGCCCACTCGGAGCGCCCAAGGGCGAGCAGGTGAATGCGGCGCGAGAACCGCCCGCGCACGAGCAGGTGCGGCTGGCGCACGGCCCACTCGTACAAGCGCAACTCCTGTCGGCGCGACAGGGGCGCCTCGTGCACGATCAGCGGGGTGAAGTACTGGTCAAGCGGTCGGGGTAGTGGCGGCGTGCGCATCCCGGTCGGATGCCTCCATCGGACGCGCCGCCTCCATGGGCTGTTGGTGATCCGCGAGCATCTGGTCGAGCGCCGCGCGCATGAAGCAGCGCGCGATCTCGTCCAGAAGCTGTTCGCGGTCCTCGGTCATTCGTTCAGCGCTTTGCGTTAAGGTGCTGCGCTGCGCGTTCGATGCTGGCGAAGTTCGTGCGCTGTTCCGCGCCCCGACCAGTGCGCGTAATCGCGACATCCACCGCGCGCTCTGCGACGA